CTCATGTTAAATCCGTATCTTGGCGCTGTCCTGACTGCGGCTTCACCTTTTCCGAAAACGAGATGCGGCGCCAGCCGCAGAAGTACGTCGCCAAAAATCCGACGGCTATCAAAAATCACGTCCGCAGCTTTTTCGTGAACTGCTGGGCGTCGCCGTGGATTTCGTGGACTGATGTAATGCAGGAATGGGTAGACGCCAAAGGGGACCCGGAGCGCGAAAAGGTAGTCGTCAATACACGATTCGGCGAGCCCTACGAACGGGCGCGCAGCTATGATAATGTCGATAAGCTCCTGGCACGCCGGGAGCCATACAACGCGGAACTTCCCGACGGCGTGCTGATTTTGACAGCGGCCGTCGATGTCCAGGATAACCGCCTCGAATATGAGATCGTCGGATGGGGCGAAGATGAGGAGTGCTGGGGCATCAAGAAGGGCATTATCTTAGGCGCGCCGGATACGGCGGCAGTATGGCGTCAGCTGGACGAACAGCTGGACCGCGAATACCACTTTGCCGACGGTACGGGCCTGTTGGTAGCTAGGACGTTCATCGACTCCGGCGGCCATTACACCAGCGATGTGTACAACTACAGCCTGATGCATCTAGCCCGTCAGCGCTTTGCCGTCCGAGGCTCATCGACGATGGGTGTGCCGATTATTCATAAGTACAGCAAGGCGCAGGCCTATCACGGGCGGACAATCCCATTGGTCCTCATCGGTACAGACAGCGGCAAGCAGTACATCATGGACCGCCTGGCTATCGATGTGCCGGGGCCGCGGTATTTCCATTTTCCGCTCGATAAGCCGGAGCAGGACGCAGTCAATGAGGTTTTATGGAACCGCGGCTATGACGAAATCTATTTCCAGGGCCTGACAGCAGAAGAAAAACAGCCGCAGAAGAAGAACGGCCGCATTGTATATCGCTGGGTAAACATTGCAAAGGACCATCGAAATGAACCGCTCGACTTACGAGTCTATAATTTGGCATGCTTGGCGTCCATTTCTCCGGATTTTTCCAAGCTGAAAGCCCTGATGACAGGGGCGCCAACAGAAGAAAAGCGGTCAGCAGACCCGCGCAAGCGGCCCAGATTCGGCGTGATTAAGAGGGGGATAGAATGAATGAAATCCTGAATGCACGATTAAAACAGTACATTGCAGCGGAAACGGCTATCCTGACGGGCGGCCAGTCGTATAAAATCGGCAACCGTACGCTGACCCGCGCCGATTTGGCGGAAATACAGAGCGTCATCAGCAAATTGTTATCCGCAGGCGCGACCATCGACGGCGCGGCGCGGACGGGATCCCGGTCCCGGCAGGTAGTATTGCGCGACTAGGAGGCTGTAATGAGCAAAAAACGGAAGAAACGCAACGCACGACAGCCGACAGGCGGCGTCAATACGAAAATCACGAATACCGGTTACAGCGACGGAGCGGCCAGCCATACGCGGCAGGCCCTGCGCGGCTATAATCCACATAAGTCATCGCCGCGTGCCGATATCGATGCGAATCTGAACACATTACGCAGCCGCTCGACGGACATGTATATCAATTCGCCGATTGGCGCCAGCGCGGTCAATACAAACCGGGCGAACGTCATCGGCGCGGGCTTGCAGGTGATCCCTAAGATTGACTACAAGCTCCTGGGCATGACCGCCGACGATGCTAAGGAATGGCAGCGGCACACACAGCGGGAATTCGGCCTATGGGCGGATTCGGTACAATGCGACCTGTATAAAAAGCATTCATTTTACGACATGCAGGACATCGCCTATCTGTCGTATCTGGTGGACGGCGACGCCTGGGCAGCCATCAAGTATCGCAAGCCGTCCCCGGGCGGCATTTATTCGACGCGCATCCAACTTTTTGAGGCATCCCGGGTATGCAATCCCGGTGCTATGGCTGCTTATAGCAATACGGACAGCATGACCGTCGAATGCTATAACCCTGAGACACATAACCGAATCATTAACGGCGTGGAAATCGACGCCGATGGGGCCGTCGTCGCTTATTGGATTGCTAACCGCGTACCTTATGACCCGACGAATAATTCCCAGGCCCTGCGCTGGACCCGCGTCGAAGCTTTTGGCCGACGTACGGGCCGGCCTCTGGTCCTGCAAATCTCACATGAAGAGCGGCCGGAACAGTATCGCGGCGTGCCGTATCTGGCGCCAGCGATTGAAGTTTTAAAGCAAATTAGCCGATACACCAATGCGGAATTATCCGCAGCAATCATCAAGTCGTTTTTCACGCTATTCTTTACGTCGAGCGGTACAACGAATGATCTGGGCGATGTCTTGAGCGAGACATACGGCCCGGGCGAGCAGATTGACCCGGACGACCTGCGGCACGTAGAAATCGGCCCGGGGACACTGAATCTCCTGCCGAGCGGCGTCGACGTCAAAGCTATCGACGGCAGCCGGACACAGTCCACGTTCGAGGCCTTCACGAATTCCCTGATTGCGCAAATCGGGGCGTCACTGGGTATCCCGTCCGAAGTGCTGATGAATCGATTCCAGTCGTCGTACAGCGCCGCGCGCGGCGCACTTTTACAGGCGGCGGCCATGTTCCGGACGCGGCGCATTTGGTTTGCCCGCGACTTTTGCCAGCCTGTATACGAGGCCTGGCTGACCGAGGCCGTTGCTATCGGGCGCATCAAGGCGCCGGGCTTTGGCGTGGATCCGCTGATTACCAAGGCATGGACCGGCGCGAACTGGTACGGCCCTGTCATGGGCATGCTGGACCCGGTCAAAGAGGTAAACGGCGCGGCATTACGCGTCAAATACGGCTTCTCGACGGCTGAAAGAGAGGCTGCCGAGCTTACCGGCACGAATTATGACGACAACGTCGATCAAATCGCGGCTGAGCGCGCCGTGTGGGCGAATAAGGGCATGCAGTACCCGAAAGCCGACAACACGGATACCGGCGACAGCAGCAGCGGAGGGGGTGATACAGGATGAAACATTTCTGGAATTTCCAGGACAGCGCGGGCGGCGATGCCGCCGATTTGTATATCTACGGGCCGATTGTCTCCAGCTCGTCGTGGTGGGACGACTCCATCGACGCAGTACAATTTTCTGAGGACCTGAAAGCCCTGGGCGGTAAAGACGTCACTGTCCACATCAATTCCCCGGGTGGCGATGTCTTTGCCGCGCACGCAATCCACAATCAGCTAATTGCCTATGCGGGCAATGTCGACGTCGTCATCGACGGTATCGCCGCTTCCGCGGCAACTATCATCGCGATGGCCGGCGCGCGCATCACGATGCCGACGAACTCCATGATGATGATCCACAATCCGGCCATGGGGCTGGACGACCATTATACCGCCGATGACCTCGACAAATATGCAAATGCCCTGCGGGCCGTGCGTCAGTCGATTATCGCGGCGTACATGAAGCGGGTAAGCGTGGATCAGGCACAAATCGAGCAGATGATGGATGCGGAAACGTGGCTGACGGCGCAGGAGTGCGTCGACATGGGCCTGGCCGATGCCATCGACGGCCGTATAAAATCCGTACTCGACGGAAACAATTTGATTGTAAATTCGCTTAAAATCGACATCACAAATTATAAAAACAGGGAAGGCCTGGCGCATTGTGTGAATGCCCAGGACGAAAAGAAGGGGGCGGAAGTCTTGAGTAAATCGAAATTGGAAGAAATCTTGAATGCACTGGGCCTGCGAATCGATGACGCCGCAGAGCCTCAGCCGGCACCGGCGAAAGCACCGACAACGGAAGCAGCGCCGGCGGTAGATGCAAAGGCCATCGCCGCGGCAGCCGTAGCGCAGGAGCGTCAGCGCATGGCGGACCTCGATGCAATGGCCGACGGTAATCCGGCAGTAGCCGCTATCATCAGCACAGCAAAACGCAACGGCCAGACGGCCGATGACGTCCGTGATTATGTCGTTGCTGTCCAGAGCATCAAGAGCGCCGCACAGACTCAGCTGTTAGACATGCAGGCCGAATCGAAAGAGGGCGGCACGGACGGCATCGCGGCGGGTGCTGTCGATGACAGCAAAACAGAAGACGAAAAAGTCATGGATATGATTGCCCAGGCAATGGGCAGCAAAGGGGGTAAACGCTAATGGCAGAATTGGTAACTACGTCGACAGGCGTACACTATGATGACCTTATCGGCGGCACGAATGTATCTGTCGTTGCGCAGAATGTAAAAGTGACGGCAGGGACAGCAATGGCCCGCGGCACACTTTTAACCATTACGGACGGTACGGCCGCCGCAACGGCAAAGGCCGGCACAGCAAATGCAATTTTAGCCGCTCCGGTATCCACTACGGATACGGTAGCCACGGTGTACGTCAAAGGCGAATTCAACCGTGAAAAGATTACCGTAGCAGATACAGACACCATCGGCGCGCATGAAGCCGAATTGCGCAATGTCGGTATTTATCTTACCAGCCTGAAAGGCTAAAGGAGGCACGATCATGAGTTTTGATGATACCCGGACGCTCCTCGGAGCCGTTGAGCGTTCGTTTACACCGACTACTACCTTAGTAGATGTTTTTTTCCCGAATATGCAGACTTTTTCCACGGAAATCGTCGATATGGAATTCCGCAAGGGCGGCCGCCTGATGGCGCCGTTCGTCGTTCCCGGCGGCAAGGGCGTCAATATGGCCCGTACGGGGTCCACAATCCGCTCGTATAAAGCGCCGCTGATGCGCCCGAAACGCAACATCGAACCGGCGGACATCCTTATCCGCGGCTTTGGCGAATCGGAATACAGCACGAAAACACCGGAAGAACGGGCCGCAGAAGTCCGCGCGCACGATTTGACGGAGCTCGTCGACATGTGCATCCGCCGTCAGGAATGGATGGCCGCGCAGCTCTTGATTAACGGTGAATATGACGTAGAGGGCTTCGCCGACGACGGCAGCCTTGCACACGTCGATACCATCTCTTTCCCGGAATTCACGA